GCCCTCGTCTCGGTCGCCCGCGCTAATGCCCGCGCCCTCGACGCCGCCGAGGCTCAAGGCGAAAAATCGTGCTATGCAATCGCAAATCTCACCGGCCCCTATCGCGAGGTGCTCGCCGATCTCCGTATGACCCCGACTAATCGCAAAGAAGAAGCAAATGACGAGCTTAACCGCGCCCTCGCTGAGCTGTCCGCCCCCTCGGTACGCGACGCCTAAACCCGCCGCCCCGACACTCGGCCCCGCGATCACAAAAACTATGAGGTTGCTCGGCTACCGTCCGATCCCGTGGCAGGAATGGGCCGCCGATGTCATCGGCGAGCGCCGCCCCGACGGTTCGCCGCGCTGGCCAACCGTTATTATCTCGGTTCCTCGACAATCCGGTAAGTCGACGCTCGTCACCTCGGTTGCCGTGCACCGTATTTTGACAATGCGCGATGCTCGTGTATGGCTGACCGCGCAAACCGGGGCCGATGCCTCCGACCTATGGAAAGAATGCCTATCGAAAGTAACAAAATCGCCGCTTAAGGCCGCTTTCACGTGGCGCCGCGCAAACGGCACCCAAGAATTAAACTGTAGCCTCACCGGCGGTGTGTTTAAGCCCCACCCGCCGAACGAGGAAAAACTACACGGCAAGCAATCCGACCTAAACATCATCGACGAGGCTTGGGTATTCGACGAGGCCGAGGCCTCGGCCTTGATGCAAGCGATCGAGCCAACCCAAGCCACACGCCCACACGCGCAAACGATCATCGTCTCGACAATGGGAACAGCTAAATCGACGTGGTTTCACGGCCTCGTCGATCAAGCCCGCGCCGGTGACGATAGCCTCGCGCTACTCGAGTGGGGAATAGGCCCCGACGATAACCCCGACGACCTCGAACTCGTCGCCGCGTGTCACCCCGCCTTTGGGCACACAGTAGCAATGCCCGCGCTCGTTAAGGCTCACTCCACACTATCGGCCGCCGGTTTCGCCCGCGCCTACGGCAACCGACCAACCGGCGCGCTCGAGCGCGTCATACCCTTGCCCTCGTGGCAAGCCGCCCAATCCGACGACAATATCCCCGCCGACGCTCGCGTATCCTTCGGCGCCGCCGTCGACATCGACCGCACCGAGACCGCAATAGCGGCCGCGTGGGTCGATCCCGACGGTATCCCAATGCTCGAAATCGTCGACCGACGCCCCGGCACATCGTGGGCAGCCCCACGCCTACGCGAACTACTCGACAAGCACGACAACGCCGGTCTACTCGTCGACCACATCGGCCCGAGCGGGCCATTGTTCGACGAGTTGACTCGCGACGGTATCGAAGTGGACAAACTCGCCGCCGGTGCACTGACTGCGTCGTGCGCCGAGTTCTACGACCGTGTGATCGACTCGCCCCCGCGTATCAAGATCAAGCCGTCGAAAGCCCTCGACGTCGCCGCCGAGGTTGTCACCCGCCGCCGCGTCGGCGACGCATGGGCCTGGTCGCGCCGCTCGGCACAATCGATCGCCCCGATCGAGGCCGCGACCCTCGCGATGTATGCCGCGAGCCACCAGGCCGCACCCGAGGCCGCCCCCCTGATTCGATTCTAGAAACGAGGCACCCTAGTGAGTAAATCGACCAACGCGCAAGGCTTAACGCTCGACGTCGACCCGTATCTCGTCGTTGTTTGCTGCGATCGCTGCAAGTGGAGGGCCGAGCGGGGTACTAAGGCGGCCGCGTTGGTCGCCGCCGCCCGACATCTGAAACGCTCGCACGGCGACTTACACGCCGCCCGTCGAGTCCGCGAGTTAGTCGCCCGCGCTCAGTAGTTGAGAGACAGCCGCGCGGGTAAGTCCGCTCGCCTTGGCGATCTCGGCGCCGCTTGCGCCCTTGGCCGACGCGATCAAGATAGCGACGTTACGTCCCTCACGGGCGGCGCGCTCGAGTTCTTTCGCCCGCTTAATCGCGCTGGCTATGTATTCGAGTTCCTCGAGGTCCATCACGGCAATGTGTGTAAAAACCGCGTCGACGAAATTCGCGCCCTTTGCGGTTGAGATCGACCGTACCCCGGCGACGATACGAGTCGCCGCGTCGACGCTCATCGTTTTGTATACCCCGGCGACGACCCTACCAACGGCCTCGTTGTCGTCGGCGTCGATCTCATCGAGTGCGAGGCGGCTTACCGGCAAGTCGAGTAGACAAGATGCAAATTCGAGGACTAGTGCGGCGTCGAGTGGGCGGGCCTCGGGTGCGGTCTCGTCGTCGTCGAATTCCCAGGGGGCGGCGGCGTACAGTAGGTCGGCGAAATCGGCCCAAGCGACGCTCGCGCGGTCGCCCGAAAACTCGACGAGTTTGTCACGCAGTTCGGCGAGCGAGTCGCCCGCGAGGTGAAAGTCTTTACCTGTGAGATTGTTGGAAGTCAGGGCGGTGAGAGTGAACATTACTTGTCCTTTCGGGTTGGTCTTTCTTGGTACACTCCCAGCATATGTTAAACGCATTTACCAAGTCAAGCGGGGTTAAAAGGCGGGGGTATTCGTCCACCGTCGGCGGCGTGTAGACACTAACCCCTTATGGGACTCATTGACGTTATTCGCAAAGCGACGCGCTTACCCGGCGATGTCACCACCGGCCTACCCGCGCCGGTGCTGGCCTCGCCGATGTCGCCGCGCCCTAATCACCTCGAGGCGATCGTATGGGCCGATCTCATCGATCGCGACTATAAACCGATTAGCCGGGCCGACGCTATGCGAGTCCCAGCGCTCGCCCGCGCCCGGCAGTTGATCGTAACGACCGTCGCCCGCCTACCCCTTCGAGCGATGCGGGGCGGCGAGCCCCTCGAGACTCAACCGAGTTGGCTCGACCGAACTGACGGGCCGGTCTCGCCCTACCACCGAATGCTCATGACAGCAGACGACCTACTGTTTTACGGCTGGTCGCTGTGGGCTGTGCGCCGGGGTGCCGACGGCTATGTCATCGCCGCCGACCGCGTACCTATCGAAAATTGGGAATTACGCGACGGCCTAGTCATCGTCAACGACCGCCCCGCCCGTAATGACGAGGTAGTTCTTATCCCCGGAATACACGAGGGCATTCTCGCTTTCGGAGACGAAACGATCAAGCAAGCGAGGGGCCTATTGCACTCGGCCGCTAAGGCGGCGACGACGCCTAACGCGATGGTCAACCTCGCGCAGAAATCCGGCGCCCCAATGAGCGACGCTGATATCGACAAGTTGATTAGCCGGTGGGCGGCCGCCCGCCGAGGCGAAAACGGCGGCGTCTCATTCACAAACAACGCTATCGAGGTGGAAGAACTCGGCAGCGCAAAAGAGCACTTGCTAATCGAGGGCCGCAACGCGAGCGCCGTCGACGTCGCCCGATTGTGCGGAATACCGGCGGCAATGATCGACGCCACACTTAACGGCACGTCGCTGTCCTATACGAACACGCAATCGCGACTAGCAGAGCTAATCAATTTTGGTGTCGCCCCTATGCTCGGCGCGATCGCCGCCCGCCTCGGTCTCGACGACGTCGTACCCCGAGGCGTCGCCCTCGAGTTCGATATCACCGAGTCAGTCGCCCCGGTTGATTCGATCGCACCGCCTGACGACCAGAATACTCGCGAGGCGACGACGCCCGAGGCCCTTGTCAAACGAGATGGAAACGAGACAGATTAATGAGCAATCAATTTAAGTGCGACGTCGATGTCTACACGACCGCCGACAGCGGTACACGCGACCCCCACAAGTGTCAACTCGGGGTATTCCACGACACTGAAAACGACGACGCGACCGACCCGGTAAGTGTCGCCCACTGGCAGCAGGATCGAGCCAACGGGTCGAGCTATAACATCCTTGTCGGCGTCGACGGTAAGACAGTCCGGTCAAACGACGATAATTATATCCCTTGGGCGGCCGGTACAACCGGCAACCGCGTCGGCTTACACGCCTCGGCGATCGGCCGAGCATCGCGCACACGGTTGGATTGGGAAAAGCATCCTAAGCAACTCGAGGCCCTCGCCCGATGGGCCGCCGACCTACACACCCGCTACGGCCTACCCCTTGTCTGGCTCACCGCCGAGCAAGTCCGCGCCGGTGCCCGTGGGTTTTGTGGACATGCACAAGTTTCGGCGGCGTGGCGCGAAGTTGACCACACCGACCCCGGCCCCGGTTTCCCCCATGACATCGTGCTCGATCGCGCTCGCGAGATCGCGACCGGCACACCAGCAAAGAAAGACGAGCAAGTGAAACCCGACTACGAAAAGTTAATTTTCGAGCAACTGACCGGCCCCGGCGACGACTTCCGAGGGTGGGCGCAATTAGGCGGCCGCACCTTGGTAGACGCCCTCGCCGCGATCGGCGAAAAGCTCGGCGTCGAGGGGTTTAAGGCCCCGGAATGATAACTATCGCCCTAGCCCTCGCCGCCGGTCTACTCGGCGGCATGATAGGTGCCCTCTTGACAATCAATTTTATTTTTAACTGGCTACTAAATCGAAAGGCTAAGCAGTGAGTCCAACGATCCCGATTCTCACGGCCGAGCGCACCCCAACTCAAGTAACTCAACCCCGACGCGCAACAATCCGTACCGTAATCGCGGCGCTCGTCGGTCTGATCCCCGTATTGCCTGACGTTATCCGCGCCTACGGCCTCGACAGTATCCCATTTATCGCCGCCGGGTTGACGATTATCGCCGCGACCGCTCGAGTCTTAACACTTCCACAGGTTGAAAAGTGGCTACAAGATTACGCCCCTTGGCTGTCTGCCAACGGCAAGTCCGAAAGCGGTCAGCAGTGAAATTAATGATTAAGTCGGCGCTCATGCTCACCGCGTCACCCGATGCCCGAACGATTAGCGGCCTCGCACTACCTTACGGGGTGGAAGGGCACGCGAGCCCCTCGACGGTCGTCGTCAACGCCGGGGCCGTCGCCCTACCCTCTGATCTGCGACGTGTCAAATTGCTACGCAACCACTCGACTACCGGCGATTGGCAACCAGTCGGTTATTGCACGGCGGCGAGCGAGACCGACGCCGGTCTCGTCATGAGTTTTCACGTCGCCGCGACCCCTGAGGGCGACCGGGCGTTAACCGAGATTCGCGAGGGCGTACGCGACGCGCTGAGTGTCGAAATCAACGACGTCGACATCGTCGGCGGCGAGCTCGTCGCCGGGAAACTAACCGCCGTCGCCCTCGTCCCCGTTCCCGCTTTCGACGACGCGCGAGTAACAAAGATCGGCGGCGATTCGTCCACCGTCGACGATGCAGAAAATACTAGCCCTACATCAACCGAGATAGGAGACTCTTCCATGAGTGAAGACATCAAGCCCGCCGAGGTCGACACCGAGGCTACCGCGCCCGCCCCGGTCGACGAGGCACCCAAGCCCGCCGAGGTTGTCGCCGCGACCGCTCCAAGTGGCCTACTCGTCGCCTCGCGAGGCGACCGAGACGAAAAAATCACTTTCTCGCGCGTCGTCGACGCGCTTACCGCAGTGCGTAGCGGCGAGCCTGCGACCGACCGGCTAACAGCCGCGCTCGCGAACATCACACGCAGCGCTAACCCCTCGATCAGTGCACCCGAGTGGCTCGGCGAACTATGGGCCGGTAATGGCTACACCCGCGAGATCGTCCCGACTATGACCAACACCCCCTTGAAGTCGATGCACGCGACCGGGTGGCGATGGACGACCAAGCCAACGGTCGACGACTACGCAGGCGACAAGGCCGAGATCCCCACCAACACACCGGCGACCGAGGCCGTCAACCTCGCCGTCAAGCGCCTAGCGGGTGGGCATGACATCGACCGCGCTTACTTCGACTTTAACGACGTCGAGTTCATCCGCGCCTACTTCCAAGCAATGAGCGAGTCCTACGCGATTAAGACCGATACGATCGCCGCTAAGTTCCTCGCCACCGAGGCAAAGAAGAACAAGGGCACCAAGCAGGTCGACCTATTGCGCGCCGCCGCGCACGCTAAGCAAAAGATCAAGCTCGAAACGCGCACCAACGCTACGAGCTACCTCGTACACCCCGACGACATGTTCAAGCTCTTGGACATTACGACGATGGACAACCCTCAATATCTAAAGCTAATCGGCGTTGATCCTGAGCTATTCACCTCGTCCGACCAAGCCCTAAAGGGGCATGTCATCGCGTACAACAAGCGCGCCGTCGAGTTCCGCGAGTTGTCCGGGTCGCCTATTCGTGTCGAGGCTGAGCACCTAGCACACGGTGGTCGCGACGCCGCCCTATTCGGCTACTACGCTACCTTTGTAGCTAACCCCAAGGGCCTCGCCGCCGTCGAGTTCGGGCAGCCCGGTTAACCGCTATGGTAGTCCAGCTATCCCCGTCCGCGTTGCCGCAGTGGTACAGCCTAGCCGAGCTAATTAACTATTGCGGGCTGTCCGTGGATAATGGTCCTGGCTCGACCATTGAGGTACAAAACGAGCTAGTCGGCATCGGTGCCGCAGTGTTTGATTTATTCAGAAAGTGGGGGCTAGTCGACCCGGATACCGAGGCCCTCGAATTGAGTCCGCCGCAAGGCAAGCAGCATATCATTCGAGGGTTCACGATGCTTGTAGCGCGGTTGTATCGGCGGCGTAATTCCCCCGGTGGTATCGAGGCCCTCGGCGAGACCGGCCCCGTGTACATCAGCCGCCGCGACCCCGACATCGCGATGTTGTTAGGCCTCGGTGAGTACACCCGCCCGGCGGTGGGGTAAATATGTACACGAAACTAGTCAAGCTTAACGAGATCGTCAACGAGGCGCTACCCTCGACGCTCGACCCGCGCGATATCTACACCCCCGGCGCTTGGGTCACCGCGACCCGCGTCGACGACATGATGCTCACGATGGGCGGCTCGCTTGATCTAAAGATCAACGCCGATATCTACATCATTGTCGCAGACTCGGGTATTCCCGTCGTGTTGCCGAAACTTGAGGAATTGACAATAAAGGCAATTCAAGTACTCGCCGCGCGGGGTGTGTCGATTGACGAGGTCACCCTCGACGAGGGCGTTGTACTACCAAACCTATCGGGCGGGGCACCGCTACCCGCCTACAAAATCAGCGTCACATACTAAAAGGAGTAATCAATGAAAGCCCTAACTACAGGCTCCGGCAAGCTCACGCTCAAGACCGGTAGCGAGCGTAGCGTCGCAGTCGACTACGCCGCTCAAGTCACCTCGGCCGAGATCGACGTATCTGCAAAAACCGGCGATAAAATCGAGCTACTCGACGGCTCGACCGTCGCCGACGCAACGACATACGAGTACAAGCTCAAGGCCGAGATTCTACAAAACTTGTCCGCTAAAGGTATCGCCGGGTATGCGCACGAGCACCCCGGCGAGATCGTCGAGTGCGAGTTTGTACCAAACAACGCCGACGGCGCTAAATTTGTAGGCAATATCCGTATTGATCCGCCTAAGGTCGGCGGCAAGGTAGGGAAGTCCGAGACTACTACGATCGATTGGGACTTCATCGGAAAGCCCAAGTTTACGGCGGCGACAAAGGTCGGCGGCGAGGCCCCCTAATGGGCGCGCCACAATACGCCGGGATCAAGGTCGAGGGCGCGCGACAACTACGCGCCTCGCTTAAGCGGGCCGGGCACGACCTCGAGGACTTGAAAGCGACTAACCGAAAAGTCGCCGAGGTCGTCGATACTCGAGCGAAAAAGCACGTACCGGTAGGCAACGACATACACAAGCGCGGCAAGCGCTTACGCGATACTATCCGACCGGGCGCAACCAAGACGACCGCGATCGTTCGAGCCGGTGGCAAAAAAGTCCCTTATGCAAATCCTATTCACTGGGGTTGGGGCAAGCGCCACATACGCCCGCAATCGTTCCTATCGATCTCGGCGCGCGCGACCGAGCCGACGTGGTTCGGAATTTACCAGCACGATATTCAAGAGATTCTTAACAAAATTGAAGGGGCAGACAATGTCTAACACTCCCACTACTTTCCGCGCGATCATGCTCGACGGCAAGACGATCGACACCGCTGTCACCGTCGCCGACCGCGTCCGCTACGACGTCACCCGCGAGGGCCGAGGCTGGCCGACGATCGACGCCGCCGGTCACCTTTACGTGGCTTTCATCTTTTGGGCGGCATTGCGGCGCACCAAGCGCACCGACGAAAAATTCGACGATTGGCTAGAAAACGTCGCTGACATTGAGGTAGCGACAACGGAGGATAGCGGCGCAAACCCTACGACACTGCAGGATGGGCTTACCAGCTCGTCAGACTAGCCCGCGCTTGGCGAGTAGCCCCCGACTATTTTTTCACCGCCGACGATCAACTCATCGCGACCGCGATAGCAGTTCTGGAAGAAGAAAGCGAGGCCGCAAACAATGGCTAGCGGTAAGACCGCGATTCTGTCAGTGCGTATGCTCGGCGATAGTCGAGGTGCTCGCCAAGCCGTCGCCGAGACAAGCGGCGCTATTGACAAATTAGAAGAGCGAACAAAGAAAGCGGCGGTAGCGATGTCGGCGGTATCCGCCGGTGTCGTCGCGTTCGGTAAGCAAGCGTTCGAGGCTGCTAGCGATCTCCAGCAGTCCGCCGGTGGCGTACAAGCAGTATTCGGCGACGCCGCCGACAAAATCAAGGAACTATCCGACGCCGCGAGCCAAGCCGTCGGCCTTTCAAAAAACGAGTACAACGAGCTGGCCACAGTGATGGGCGCTCAACTCAAGAATATGGGCGTCGCCGCTGAGGACGTCGCGGGGCAAACTGAGGAATTGGTCAACCTCGGCGCCGACCTTGCCGCGACGTTCGGCGGCACGACCGCCGACGCGGTAAGCGCCTTGTCGTCGCTCATGCGAGGCGAGGCCGACCCCATCGAGCGATACGGCGTATCAATTAAGAAAGCGACGATCGAGGCCCGAATGGCCGCCGACGGCCTCGGCGACCTCGAGGGGGAAGCAAAGAAAGCCGCCGAGACTCAAACGTTATTAAAGTTGCTGACCGAGCAGACCGCCGATGCACACGGTGCTTTCGCCCGCGAGGCCGATACAGCCGCCGGTCAAATGCAGCGCGCTAACGCCGAGTGGACTAACGCTAAGGCCGCGCTCGGTGAGCAGTTGCTACCAATCGTTACCGACGCAGCTATCAAATTCGGTGAGCTGGCTAAGTGGCTTGGCGAGCACCCCGACGAGGCCCGCAAGGCCGCCGAGGCGGTGCTCGGTCTCACGGGTGCAATTTATGGTGTAATTGGTGCAGTAAAGACGATTAAGGCAATTCAAGCCGCTTACCTTGGGATCAAGACCGCGATCGTCACAACGACGGCGGCGGTTAAAACGTATCGGGCGGTGCAGACCGCCGCCGCCCTCGAGGCGGCAGCATCGACGAAATCGGCGGCAGCCTCGGCGGCAATCTTCGAGGCCGCGATGGACAAAAACGGCGTTATTAGCACTAAGCAGTCCCTCGCGCAACGTGTCGCCGCGCACCTTGGCGCCGCCGCTCACACTATGAAAGCATGGGCGGCAGCGGCCGCCGCGAGTGTCGCTAACGCAGCGAAAGCGGCAGCCGCGTGGGTAGCGGCAGCAGCTAAGAAAGCGGCCGCAGGTGCGAAAGCCGCCGCCGTATGGATCGCTAACGCCGCTAAGGTCGCCGCCGCCGGTGTCGCGAGCGCCGCTAAGTGGGCGGCCGCGTGGGTCGCACAAAACGCCCGCGCGATCGCCTCATTCGTTGCCTTTAATGGCGCCCTCGCGGCGACCAAGACAGCGCAAGCCGCCGCGACCGCCGCGCAATGGCTATTCAACGCAGCACTCACCGCTAACCCTATCGGCCTTGTCGTCGCCGCCGTCGCAGCACTAGCCGCCGGCATCGTCTCCGCCTACAAACATAGTGATAAATTCCGCGAAATCGTCCACAAAGTAGGACAAGTAGCTAAGGCCGCTTTCGACGGTATCGTCAACGCGATCAAGCCGGTTATCGACTGGATCACCAAAATCAACGGCGCGGTGCAAGACGTTATTAGTATCCTGTTCAAAGGGGATTACAAGGGCGGGCTTGGTTTGTTCGGGTTCGCCGAGGACAGTAAGGTCGTCGACTGGCTATTCAACGTCCGCGAGGGCGCCCTCGCCGCGTGGGAATTCATTAAACAACTATGGGGTTGGATCAAGGACACCGCTACAACCGTCGGCGATCTCGCGCTCAAGTTCAACCTACCGGTGCAAGCGATGCTCTACCTCAAGGACAACGCGTCGCAAATCTTTAACGCGATCGGCGGCTATATCCGCTCGACCTTCGACGTTATCAAGTCCGCTATTACGTGGATACTCGATTACGCTACAGCATTCAGCAAGCCACACAAGCAAGTCCAAATGCTACGCGACTTGGCAAGCAAAGTATTTAGCAACGTTAATGGGTACGTCGGCAAGACAACCGAGTACGTTGTCGATCTCGCCCGCAAGGCCGCGCGCCCCGGCGAGGTTATCCGCGACGCTATGAATATCGGTATTGGCGCTATCAAGTCGGCGATTAGTTGGGTGAAATCGCTTATTAGTTGGGTTCGCGACGCGTGGGACAGCCTCACCGATCTATTTAGTTTTGGTGGGCACACCGGCGGCGGCGCAAGCTACAACTACGCGCACTTTGCTAACGCCCCTGCACTTGTTGGTGTAGCCCCGCCAAGCGACTTATTCCTTGGTGTAGCCCCGCCGTCGATGACCGCCGCCGCTACGCTACAGCCCCCGCGTATTGTGCCGCGTACTCGTCACACCTCGCAACCGTCGCGCGTCTACAATATCACCGTCGAAACTATCCACGACCCCGAGCACACCGCCCGCGAGATTAAGGCGATCCTCGAGCGCTACGACGAGCGGCAAAGCTGGTAAACAATGGCGGTCAAGAAGTTCTATATACAAGTTTCGCCGACGAATACATCGTCGCACATTGTCCGCGAGAATACCATCGTCAACGCGCGCATAACGTGGGGGCGCGACGAGCTCACCGCACCGCCGCGTAATCCCACACTTTCGGCAACGCTCAAGATTGATACGGCCGCCGAGGTGAAGAAGATTCAAGGCTCGATTAACCGCCGCGTCATCGTGAACAATGGCAATACAATTTTTTACGGCGTGATGGACACGATCTCGGTATCGCGAAAGCCGGAGCAAGACTATTATCTTGTGGATTTGTCCGCGACCGCGTCGGTAAGGTTTACCGAGTTGTCTAAGACATACGTCGATGTCGACGGATCGCGAGACATGACGATCCAACGCTATCTCACGGCTATATACGCCGGTTTCGGGAACAGCAAAATCGATGTGCCCGAGGTCGTCGATCAAGTCAATGTAGATACGATGCCTACATCGCGAGTCCGCGAGACCCGTATTAGTGGAATTGACGCTATTGAGGCCCTTGTCGGGTGGATAGGTACCTACCCGATATGGTCGCCCAACTACAAGAGTGTGCGCCCTTCGACTCGAGTACTCGAGCCTCAAGGGTTTACGCAAACAACGGTCGACGCGTCGAAAATCGGCGGCCGCTGGTCGCTCAAGCTCACCGAGCGCAACGAGCTCGATATTCTACGTATCGAGGTTGAGGGCAAATACCCGTCGGTCAAGCGCACGCAACTAAAAGCAATGCCCGAGGCCGGGGCGCGCGGCCTCAATTACAACTCGCCTAATAGTTTGTTTAAATTCGCCGCGCCGCGTGACGTCGCCGGTAAGTCAAACCTCGAGTTGTTTAAATTCGCCTACCTTGTCAAGTTCCAACGCACCGCGCCCCGGTCGCTAACTTTCCACTCTGATCGCGTTAACGAGCCTTGGCTATTCGAGCCCGTCGAGCAGAATAGGGGAGTGGTGATTAAAAACGACCCCCTAGCCGAGGTAATGAACGCCGAGGGGGTCGCTTGGGTTCCGATCGGCGGCACGCTCTCGTATTCGTCTAAGCGTGTCGTCCACGATGTGCGCGCTATCCGCGTCGGCTAGGCGGCGATGCGCCACGCGGCCGCCGCGCTCTCGAGTATCGAGGTTTGAGACACCCCTACATAGTTTCGCGTCGTCTCAATTTTCGCGTGCCCTAGCAATTCCTGTACAGCTCGCAAGTCATGACCGCTACTATAGGCGCGTGTAGCGTAACGGTGACGCAGTTTGTGCGCTGTCCACCCGTCGGGTAAAGCACGCGCGACGAGCTTACCGAGATAGGCCGCCGAGATATGGCCGTCGATCGCCCCGGGGAATACGTAGCCGCCCGCGCGGGTAATCCGCGCCGCGAGATGAGGCGGGCAAGGCACTAGACGAGTGTGCCCGCCCTTGCCTACGACGCGCACCGCGTAGCCGTCGAGGTGCTCCACGACGTCGCCCGCCTTAATCGCCGCGACTTCCGAGCGTCGTAATCCGAGCATTGCCATTATCTCAATCGCGAGGGCGACCCGCGCGTCGGCTACCGCAAGGGCGCGCATAATAGCAAATTCGGGGGCGGGCATTGGCACCGATCGCGGTATGAGTACCGTCGGTAGTTTCGCCGCCGGGTCGACGTCGATTAGCGCCGCGTCGAGGCACCAAGCAAAAAACAATCTCACCGAGGCCCGCGCGCTCGCTTTCGCTTGTGCGCCCCATTGATTCGAGCTAAACCAAGCGACAATATCGGCTCGGGTGACCTCGTCGGTCGGCTTGCCTACAAACTCGAGTAGGCGGCGGATATGCGAGGCGCGCAACGCGATCGTGCCGCGCGCTCGCCCGGTGGCGGCGAGCTCGTCAAGCCACCCCCGTAGTTGCTCCTGTTGCGTATGTGGTAGATGTTTCACGAGTTAAAACTACGCAGCTAGGCGACGTTTGTCCCCAAACCAGCGGGTTCGGGGTTCGAGTCCCTGATAGCCCACTTTTATCCCCTGACCAGGAAATATTCCCGGTTAGGGGATTTTTGCATGTGTCGAAAATCATAGTTTTGACCCTTAACCCAGATTGCACGCGTGGGGATTGAGGGTGTGAATCCCACTGTCGTGGGTTTGATGAGGTAGTCGATGTTGCGGAAGCTTTGGCATCGGCGTGCGTTGTGCTCCGTACGTTGTTTCAAAAACGGGTTTCATCAAACGGAACAAAACCTGGGACACTTCATATCCCACCCCAGGCCTAATGACTTGGGTGCAGCGGCAACGCTCATCCGATTTAGGCAGAGTCGTTGCAGGATCCAGTGGGTCACCTGGTCCGTGGTCTTTGAATTGTCGGGCGCGCAGGCAAGGCCAGCACGGAAGATCTTCTGCAAGCAACGCTTGTTGGTGCACCGGTAGCGTGGAAGGCGCACATGAAGTTGTTGGGTGGCCGACGATGGGCAGATCGACCAGGCTGCGGATGACGTGGTCGCGGAATACTCCAGGCTGCCCGCAGGTAGGGCATTCATTGATCGGCTCGACGGGTTCGGCTTCAATAACAGTGACGTCACCGTTTTCTGTGGCACCGGTGATAGTAGTTCCTAGTTTTGCGGTGCGGCAGATGGTATCGACGATGACATTTCCGTTAGGCTGCACAGTAGGTCCTTAGTTTTGTACGGATGGATTAGATACCTTTTTCCTACAAAGCCAAGGACCCCAATATCTTGTGCCACGCCCGAACCCCCGGCGAACTAATCAATGCACTCTAAAACCGGAAGAGCCCTTTTAGTACTACTGGTGGATTTCGGTTTTGGTGGGGATTAACGCCGCCGGCTTCGGTTTTTCCGTTGAGGAGGTCGTTGACTACTTCCCGATGGTGAAATGGGTCGATGGTGAGGTAGAGAGGAACCAGTCACCTGGAAGAGATCGATCCAGTCGTTGGTGTGCAATCTGGGAGGTAGGGTCGCGGGGTCGATTCCTCGCGAGCGCAACCATGATTGTGTTTCTGAACGTGATGAAAACAACCCTGCCCTTCGGAGAATTTCCCCTATCCCGCGTCCCCGGGCAGTGAAAACGGTGTGCACCATCGCCTGAAAGGCTTTGCGCTGCTCTATCGGAATCTTCGGGTCACCCACCCGGCGGATCACTAAGATCCCCCCGTCAACGTTTGGCTGTGGCCGGAAAGCAGACCTTGGTACCCGAGAACCCAGGTGAAATGTGAACCATGGGGACCACTGAGCCGTCATCATCGTGCTTGCGCCTACCCCGGCCCGGCGGCGAGCGACTTCCCACTGCATGAGGAGTACAGCGTCAGTCCATGCTGGCGCATGCAGCAACTTTCGAAGAATGGCAGTGGTGAGGTGAAAGGGAATGTTTCCCACAATGACGCAGGGAGTGGCGGGTAACCGGAAGTTAAGGAAATCATCATGGACCACTTCGACCGCCGCCGAGGAGGTTTCTTGTGTGATTTTGGCAGCTAGTTTTGCGTCCACTTCAACTGCCGTTATCGCCCTCCCCAAGTGGGCCATCGGGTGAGTGAGGGCACCGCTTCCTGGTCCGATCTCAATGATGGGGCCGGAGGTTTGTTTCACAAGGTCGATGATGGAGTTGATGATCTTGTGGTTGGTGAGAAAATTTTGGCCATGCTCGTGACGGCCGTGTCCGTATGCAGACAT